GCGGGGTGTAGCGCAGTCCGGTTAGCGCACCTGCTTTGGGAGCAGGGGGTCGTGGGTTCGAATCCCGCTACCCCGACTACAAAAAAGACAGAAAGGGTTATTATAAAAGCACTTCGGGATGTAGCGCAGTCCGGTTAGCGCACCTGCTTTGGGAGCAGGGGGGCCCAGGTTCGAATCCTGGTATCCCGACAAAATTAAAAGAATATCAATTAGTTACATACAAAAATATATTCTTTTTAAGTCGATCTTCAAACTGTCTATAATTGTCTTTTAGTTGGTAAATCGTCAATATACAATTAAAAGTAATTATTATGGCAAAACAAAAGTCTATTGTCATCCTACCACAGCTAAAAGATTGTGGTGGCGATTTGAGTAAAACATGGTTCGTAGAGTATTCATGTCGTAATCCTCAAACAGAAGAAATGAAACGTTTCCGGGTCTATAATGGTTTTGCAAAATTAAAGACCAAAGAAGAACGTTACGCATTCGCAGAAAAAATCATAAATGAGATTAAGGAGAAGTTCACTAGGGGGGAAATTCCATTCTTAGGAAAAGAAGTCAGCTATAACGATGAACTATTATATCAGAACATAGCTAAACGATGGGGTAATGAAAGAAAAGGTTCTGTGGGTATACGCACATACCTCTCTGATTTCTTAGCAATAAAAAAAGTAGAAGTAATCCCCCACTCTTTTCAGACTTATAAATCCAAACTACGCATATTCTGTGAATGGGTGGAACAAACCGGTTTAGATAAGCAAAGTATTTGTTTTTTCGAACAGAGTTCAATATGCGAATTTCTATGCTATATTGTAGAAAAGCATGATGTAAGCCAAAGAACAGTAAAAAAGTATACTCAAATATTACATGGTTTCTTCGATTATTTACTAAAAGTAAAAAGAATTATAGATACTAATCCCGTACATGACATACCCAACATGGGAACTATTAAGGATGAAGCAGCCAAACCAATTCCTGACCGAGAACGCCAGCTTTTATCAACGTATATGAAAGAACATGATCCACAATTATGGTTAGTCTGTCAGATGGAGTATTATTGTGCCATCCGTCCAAATGAATGTAGGCAATTACAAATTGGAGATATAGACTTTGACAATCATATTATAACAGTACCTAAAGACATAAGTAAGAACCGATTAACTGAATCAGTAAATATTCCACGTCAATTATATGACTATATATATAAAGTATTAAACCTTGATATACACCCCAAAGAATTCTATATTTTCTCTCATAATGGCATTCCTGGCAAAATAATGTTGGGAAAGAATAATTTTAGATTTAGGTTTGATAGAATACGTGATAAACTCAACATTTCAACTCAATACAAATTATACAGTTTCAAACATACAGGAGGAGTAAAACTTGTAAATGAAGGTATTGATACCTGGGAGCTACAACGTCACTTCCGTCACAAATCTATTGATACTACAGAACGATATATCAGAAGAAACTTTGCTGTGAAAAGTGATAAAATAAGGAATGGCTTTCCCGATATCTAACGTACAACCTACAACCTAAAAGAGGCAACGAACGCTGCCTCTTTTAGGTTATTTATTTCGCCTATACACTACCCCTACTACAATTATCAGAGCTATAATAATATATGCTTTATCTTTATGTAAGTCCCACCATGATAACTCTACGACCTTTTCTTTTTGGCTCAATATAGCATTTACCTTACTATTAATAGTATCTAATCGGTTAGAAAACTGTTGTAAGGTAAGAGATAATGTTTCATTTATTTCCGTTCTTTCCTGTTCTTGCCTGAAAGCAGTGGTAGTACTTTCTTTGACCGGATATTGCTTCCCTGTTGAATCCGGATCAGACAAGTAAACAGTTGTATTTTCAATCTTCAAATCACTTAGTTTGTCTGTAGTAATTTTCGTTTGCTTATTCACATCCAGCCGTAGTGATTCAGTTAAATTTCGCAAATACAAAAAATCCCCTGAATAGTCAATCTGCTTTTGCATTTCTAAATTGCGAGAAGTCTTACAAGACGACAGCCATATTGCTAACGTCAGCAATATGATAAATGCATAGTTCAATCGTTTCATGGCCGGATCACTGTATTACGAAGAAAATTAGAAAACTCAGAACGAACATCAAAGCAGGGACAAGCCTTGATATACTCAGCCGGTTCTACTTCACCGCTGCCGTCCAAGTCTGGAGAAGTATCACGATGCCCCAGAACCTCCACAATAGGATATTCCTTGCAGAGCTTTGCTACCTGCTCACGTAAACTAGCTCTTTGAGCGGGCGTCCGTGTATCAGCAGGTTTTCCGTTCGCATCAAGTCCACCGATATAGCAGATACCTATCGAATGCTTATTGTATGATATGCCAGAGAATCCCTTTGTGCTACAATGTGCACCATCGATGGATAATGGACGGCCATTCTCCACGGTACCATCCAAATCAATCACGAAATTGTAACCGATCTGACTGAATCCCCTTTGTCGGTGCATCCGGTCAATGTCTTTAGCACGTAAATCTTGCCCGGCACGTGTGGCCGAGCAATGAATAATAATCGAATCAATAGTTTTCATTTCTTTTCCTCCTTATCTTTAGTTATTGTAACTCTACGCGGTGGAATACGACGACTACAGTCATTATCAGGTCGATCACAACGATTATGTTCAGCATCCTTCAACTGTAGTTCCAACTCGTGACATTTATGTATCCAAATTAATTTATCATTCTGCTCATTACGTAATTCAACATAGATAGCATCTATTTTCGTATCACGTTGAGCAATACGATCCTCTAGCCAATCCACTTGTTTACGTTCATTCTCATCTTCCATAGAGTCAGCAGAAGCATCCTCTTTCCTTGCATCAGTTTTCCGGTTAACATAGAAGTTAACCATCCATTTGATTGCCTCCAAGCCACCTAAGGCTCCTAGTATTGTTAGCCAGTCATTTAGTTCCATCATTATTCGTTTTTATGATTCAACCGAATATCCTTTGATTTTAAGTGTACCATCTGAAGTTACATACACTTCCCCATTTTTTGCAGTACTATATCCCGGCAAAAAACCCGGAGCAAATCTCGTTAGATGAAGGCTTGTCATGCCAGGAAGATATGTTTGATCAAGATCAACAGTCAAACTAAAACCTTGCGTATCCTTAAAATGGGATATTCCATCTTCATCTATTTTCCATTTTGTATCCGCATTCAGACCTGAACCTTTCGAATAATAAAGACTACCTTCTATTTTTCTACCTGTCATTACTATACCTGGCGAATACTCTCCATTTTCGACTCCATTAATTACAAATTGAGGATACGCATTATATGAATCCCCGATAAACGATAGTGAAAAGACTGCCCAGTCATTTGTGTTGTACATTTTTAAAGAGTTAGTGACTGGATCAATTACGATTCGGCTACCGGATGTTTGAGTCTCAATCTTACCTCTGAATGCAGCATCACCTGTTTCTGCATCTATTTCAAAAGTTAACTTACCATTCTTCAAACCGAAGAGACCAGTCTTTTCAACTCCATTTATTGTTATTACCCCACGCCCTATTGCAACACCTGTCAAAGTTGGATTAGCTGATGTCCCAGTATTGGTACCTGCGAACATTTTAGGTGAAATGATAGATTCACTACCAATCTGTGTTTTATTATTATCCCATTCCTCAATCCACGGTAGAAGATTGGCATCTTTTCCCGGCTCCCCCTTCACTCGTATAGGATCACCCCATCCACCTGAATCCGCACTTTCTGATACTTTTTGAGAAATCCAAACAACAGATGCGGTTGAATTCGTATGCCAGCCATCTTTTGTCCCATCACCAACAGGGCGATCTGGTTCCTCTTTACTATCATTATATGTTATGTAAACTCTCATGCCGTCCTTCCCATCTGTGCCATCGGTTCCGTCATTTCCATCTGCCACCATTAATGCCCAAGCCAATCCATTATAAATATAGACTCTCCCATTGTCTGTATCACGATATGCCCAGTTTTTTTCAGGAGAAGAAGGTGGAATTGAAGAATCGCCTTTCCACACAATACTAAGACCGTCGGTACCGTCTTTTCCCGGTTCGCCTTTCAAGTTTTCTTTTGCATCATCAGCCAGATTATCCCAGGTGAGAACAACATCCTTCATAGTACATACGCACTTTTGATTTGATTCGTCCCATATCCACTCAATTGCTCCGCCGGCAATATGACCTGATTTGTCAGGTTTAAATAAGGCCGAACCGCAACCCAGCTCCGCAGTACCATCCGGATATATACAGTAAGCAGCATTCCCCTTACTATCAACTCCCTTTATCATGCCATTCACACAGTAGAAGCCTTTAAGTCCCCCACTTCCGGGTATATCACCGCCAACTCGAACCTTAACCTTCCCATCCCAATTCTTACTGTTAAGATCGAACATCACGTCAATAGCCGGCTGACCAGTTTCGTCTGCGTGTATATAGATTGCGGACTGACGGGTTTTGTTTTGCGAATTACCGAATTGGACCAGTTCGTCACCCGCAGCAGGAGAACAAAGTATATTACCGGATTCGTCCTTGTCAAATTCAGATAGGAGAACGTGCAAGGTCCTTGTCTCCACATCGACAGAATCAACCTCGACATGATAAAGCTTTGTCTTGTCACCTACAAATGTCTGACAGCGTACGAAGTCGTGCGCTACGACACTCATATCCTCATCCTCCAACACAATGAGGTATTCTGTACCATCGTCAGAAATACGAGCGGACTTTACTTTTCCATGCCCTTGACTTATTGTTTGTGCACCAATGATAGCCCGAATCTTACTTATCAGCATTTCAAAGATAATCATAGTTTCACGAACCACGATTGTATCAATCTCCAGTTTCCATTTACCAGTCATGTACTCCCAGAGTTTCCAGCCATGTCCTGCAAAGCCGGACATGAAATCTTCCACATACTCTTTTACTCCATTCGCCAATTTCTGTCCTGTCTCTTTCACCGAACAAAGGAAACCATAAAACTTACCGTTACTTAATATTGCCATAATTTTTGGATTTATTCATTATACCCTATTATTCTTGATTGCAGGCTATTCCATGCTGATTTATATGTCTGTACAGCCCCGGACGGAACATATATCGGGCAAGTAGTACCCTCAAAAACGCCATATCCCAGACTGGGAGGCACGCTACCAAGCATCTTAATACCTTCTAAAGAACTACAGTTCATAAAAGCCCTCATACCTATTGACGATACGACTGCCGGAATTTCCATTAATGATGTCAACGATATGCAATCCCTGAATATACCGGATGCAAGTTCTGTTTGAGTTAATCCAGATGGAATATTAGCCGTTTTCAAAGATGTACAACCCTCGAATGCAGAATTTTTAATAACTTCCATAGTATCAGGCAATAGTATTGCTTCTAACGAGGTACACCCATAAAAGACGGCACCGTCAAACTCATTTACATTAGGCATTACTGTCACACTTTTCAAATTAACACAACCTTGGAATGCACCATAAACCAAACCAATACGACTTTTGTCATTTACATTAGCTATTGAGCTTGTAAAATATTTCAGCTCATCAAAAGACGTTATATCTATATTGCCTTTAAATAGTGTCTTTAGGTCAGTTACTGCAGCAGCCTGTTCGACTGTTAATTCTCCATTGCTACCCCAATTCTGTACGCATATTTCTCTTACGACCGGATCTTTAAAGTCAATAAATGCTATACCTGTCATGTTAAACTGAATATTCGGGAAATAGCTTTGAAGACTATACAACAGATCCGGAGAATAATTAGCAGAACTAGCCAGCTTCCCAGCTAACACCGGTATAATGTTATCATCCCTTTCGCCATTATCATTTATTCCATGATAACCATTCTCGGCCAATGAACGTAATGCAATCAATATATCATTGGAAGAAAAACTTTCATCAAAGCCTTTAGCTCTGACATATTGAAGAGAATTTTGCTCACCTAATATTAACTGTAGCTCTTTTAATAATTTATTATTCGTATTGCAATCCTCTACCCAGAAATCGGTTATTTCATTTCTATTATTGATTTCTAAAACCACATTTGAATACCTAATAGCCTTTACTCTTCCTGCCCCACTATTATAAGTGAGACGTACAAGGTTGGAGTTTGCATCCGGCATCTTATATACAATATCATCCGAATCAATCAACAAATCAGTTATATTGGTAAAAGCCGATAAGTCCAAAACAATTTTACTCCCGGCAAAAGCAGCAGTATTTAAAACTCTCAATGTGGGAGGAAGTTTTATGGTATCGAAATTAGTACATCCTGCAAACTCTTCCGTAAGTGATGTTACACAGGTGAACGCCAATTCAGTGAAAGACGTTATCTCTGTACCGATAAAAACATCTCCCAGTTCTGTAATTTCCCCCATTAGTCTTTTACTTATACCAATCTCATCGCCAAAGTGTTTTGCACATAGCGTTTGCACCAACTTATCTATAAAACGGATGTAGAACTCTCCATTTATATTGAGCACTAACCTATTAAAATAACTGCGAAGGGCAATAGCTGTATCTTCGTAACAATTCGTATTGATATGAAGCGTTCCATCAAGAACCGGGCGAGGATCATCACCAGCTACACCGGAACTGTTAAGCCCAACATAAGTCCCGTCTGCCAGTTTTCCAAGGTTATCAAGCATCTCGGCTCCATTCTCATTATAGGTATATTCCCCAAACACTGCACGCACACGTTTAAGGGCATGCGCTTCTCCCTGTTCCTGCTGTGCATCCATGATCTTTATTAAAAGGTCAACCGGGTTAAGTTTCGGACAATCACTGACAAAGAAGTCCGTAATCTTTCCGGCACAATCATCAATGAGTACTCCCTCCTGTTTCAACAGAGGGAAGTTCTGTAATGTCAAATACCTGTTCGTGGATGGATATTGAACCAGTTCCAGACACCCGCCTTGCGGAAGCCTTATCTGTGTCAGTGACGTTCCATCAGCCCAAACTCTACGTAAATGCGTACACACAGAAAGGTCAAGAGAACCGGCCAATGTGGCTATGTTAGACAAAAGGATAGATTGCAGAGATACACAATCCGAGATAGTAAGTCCCGTGATCGCAATAACAATCCGTTCTGTACGGCTTCCAAGTTCCAGTTCACGCAACATTCTTCCTTTGATGATAAGGTTGCCGTTGACGTTTTTATCATGCCACTTACCAATACTCATCAGCCAACTGGCTCCCTGAATGATATTCTGCTGGTCACCTGTGCCGCCAAGGTCTATTATCATTCTGCATACCTGTCCGGCCTTTGTCCTGCTACCCTTTACAATTGATGTACCGTTTGCAATAGTGGGATACATATCAATGGCGGGAACGATATCATACGTGATGGCATTTCCGGCAGCACGAACATTTATGGAGTCCGTTCCGTTTGCAGAATACTCCCCAAAACTATATTTTGAAGACATATACTGGATGCGCTTTTTCATCCATGCCGTTTCCGCGCTGTATAAATCCCCTAGTTCCTGTGTCAATGGGTCAGTATCATTCGTGTATCGTCCGGCATTCATCATTAGCTTGGCATTCTCATAGCGTTTAGAATCTTCATTCACTGTTACAGCCGGAAAATACTCTTTCACGTTGAGATAGTATTTCTGGTACCATGCATAAACTTTTTCTGCATGAGTACCGGATTTTAAGCCGCCTAATACCTCCATAGCCGACATCATAGAACGCATCCCTGCAGCAAGTTCGTCCGGAAACGCCAGTTCCAACAGATTCCAGAACACGGAAGTTTCTCCATTCCATACAGGAGCTCCGGTATCATAACTGTCATGTACCTCAACATAATACCCCTTTCGGAGTTGTCCCTGATTGGTGATAGGCATTATTGTATCAAGGTCGTCCTGTCTCCATTTCCATTTACAGCCTTCCCCGAAACAATACGGATATGTGTTTTTCGCTCGGTTGTCGGTAGCAGCTACAAATTCGGTAAAGTTGTGATGGTATACTGCGTCGGGAATATCAAAATAGGTCTTAGCTTCAGCTCTAAATTTGGCAACACGGGCATTGATGAAAAGCGTATTCAGTTCATCATTTGTTTTCCCCACCAAATCAGCACTTGATAAACCGTACCCCTTATTTACAAGTTGGTGTATCAGGTTTATTTGTCCTTCACCTATGTCGGATGGTATGAACTGTTTTTCTGCAGCTTCATAATAATACAGGTTATACAGATTTGTATCACCCGGTTTTGCGATCCAGTATTCTACACCATTCTCTTTATAACCGGATGCGTCAGCATTCAATTCACCCAATGTCCCGTCAAACGGGCAAATTTTGCTCGAACAGGAATAAGCTAGATTATAAGCGGGTATCCAGTATTTTATATTCTCCGGAAGTCCGCCATCAAGACCAATACTGTTTTCTCCGTTATACTGCCATGACTCCTCGTCCTCGTTATATGTGATTCTGGTCGTATTCCAAGGCACACGGAACAAGGCGGGAAGTGGTGAGTTGTCGGCTCCCTCGATTGAGATCAGTCCGGGGAAAAGGTCGGTATTGTAACCAAAGCAGTCCTTGTCGCCCTTGTCAGGGCCGCCCGTAAACTCGCCCATACAGGTGTATACGATCTCACCCTCGTCATTGAGTTCCTTGCGGAAAGCCATAAAGGGCTCCTGATAGACAGATACGCGGACTTTCGGATCAAGAGCCATTGCCTCATTAGTGAGTCCGAGCTGTTTATACAAATCCGTATATGAATTAACCGAACCCGCTTTGTGGTCCTGCATGGATGATGCCCAGTTTTTCTTGAATGTAACGGATGCACATGCAGGAACGTTATCAAACATGATAAACTTCTTTGTGGTTGTTGACCCGTCAGCATAAGTAATAACAGACTTCGTCTTGTCAACCTTACACTTTTCATTCCATTCCCAGTATTTTTTAGAAGATGTGCCCTGACCACTCATTTCCACATTGGTGATGGTCACGTTTCGTTCCGGGCGGTTTACAAATAGTATTTCAAGTGTACCTGTTCTCTTTGCTGTATCATAATAAGACGGGAATATATTATCGAATACAAAGACATTCATTTTTGCCCTTATGGCATCGAAGTCTAACTGTGTGGCCATTGCGTCATAAAGATTGTTATTCTCGCTTTCTTCAACCTTTTCATCGGTGCCGGGCAACCAATTGATATAATTCTTATGTACTGCATTGGAACCTAGACCAGTTTCATATATACGGATTCCATAGACATCCACGTCAGCATAGTCAGAACCTATAATTATATCTCCATTCTGCGCCCAATAATCATTTGATTCGTAAAGGAAAGTACGATTCTTTTTTCCATTGATATAAATAGAGCAAAGATTAAATCCGGCATTTCCATACATATTCGGCGAAATGGTCATGGCTATCCTAACACGTACACCATCATCGGTTGGAATTGATTGTAACTCCTCATTTTTAAGAGACTGGCTACACGGCCAGATGTTGTTGGCATAAATATTAAGTCCGGTAAATCCTTGCCCATCCGGTACCGACAAAGTAATAATAGGCTCGGAGTAGTCGGTAACATTATAAATCTTATAATCCAGTTCAATGGTTTTCCCATTACGGGCACTTTCTATTTCAAAAGGCTTGTAACCGATATCCAACAAACTTCCGGCCATCATTCTTAATACACGGTTTCCGTCACTGTCTACAGTCCATCCGTCGTTATTCCAGTTCATGCCTTCCCATTCGGCTGCGATTTGAGAACTGTCTATTTCATTGATAATCTTTTGGTAATTTGACTGACTGTTAGTACGTGTACGCGGGTTCATGTAAAAGACTGATCCGGCTGTAGCGGAAAAGCCGGAAGAGTTGCTCACAGGGAAGATCATAGTATCGGTCAAAGGCTCTCCATTATCCGATACGGCTACAGAGATTTCAAAGTCCGTATCATCCACGGTTTCAATCTCCATTGCATAAGAGAAGCTGTTTTTCGTGTTGGTCGGTATCGTGCTCTCTTCACTGGTATAGACGGTAAGGTCATCCATTTTTATGGAGAACGTACCGCTTGTGGCCGTGGCGTCACCGTCATAGACGGCATATTCGAAAAGCTTGTTGTTCGCCCAGTTGGAAGCCTTATCAGAGAGGCTGTTCACGCACATCAGCTTCACCTGCTCGCCTTCCGATGCGCACATGATATTGAAAGACACCGTTTTGGTTTTAATGGTGCCATCGGAGTTTTCAAGATAAACGGATAATTTGTATACACCCGTCTGTTCGGGGTGGTCAATAGAGAAATTCAAAGCGGTATCCGTATAGATAACGTTTCCCAGCACTTGTTCATACGCTTTGGCGTAGTTTTCTCCCTCAAGAGTAACTTTAAGCGTCTTGTTTACATTTCCGGATATATAGAGAGGAATAGAAATTGTCCCGGAATATAATGTCCACCACTGGAAAGTATCAGCCTTGACAGACAATGACGTCATCGTTACATTATAAGTATAAGCCGGAGTGGCCTGTCCGGTCACTTCACCGGTTATTTTAACCATGATTGAGTTGGCCCCATTCGCAAGATACTCGGCTATATCAACTTTTGTAGCAGTAATGGAGTTAACCATCAGGGTTTTTATCAGGGTATAGTCTGCACTGACAGAGTTTTTTATGAATATCTCACACTTGCCACGTTCTCCGGTATTCTCGTAAGGATCATTATAGCTGTAACGTTCCTGTGAAATGAATGTGAAATTTAATACGCAAGGTTCACCCTTTTGTGAGGTAAAGGACTTATCACCATTATTTTGGACACGGATATAGTATTGAACTCCGGTTGTGGAGTCAAGACGCTGGTAGATATCGTTGACAGAATCTTGCAAACTGTCTATTTCCTCTGAATGAATTGCGATAACTTCTTTATCCGCATCGGTAAAGTCATTGGTAGATAAATCTTTTCCGTCCACTTTATCTACTTTTTCGTCAATAAGTTCCCGAAATACGGTATCATCAAAATTTGTCTGATAATCTACCCATTCGCCATTTTTATATTGATACTCCTTATCTGTCTCTTTTACATAGACGACACAGCCTTCTGTCAATCGGTCGGCTGTAATGGCATTCCTTGCGTCAATAGTAGATACCTCCTTATGACCACCTTGACCATAAATAGAATAGTGCGTAGGATATACGTCTCTACTTGTGCCCGGAACAATAGGGGAATATACATTTGTTCCCTTCAACTCTTCACTCATTTCACCTCAATATTTAATACACCCGTCTGGATGCTATTTAAACGATAAATAGTGTAACTCTCTTTGTGGCCGAAAGTATTTGTAACTTCACGAGTTTCTTCTTTCCAGTCTGTATTACGCAATCCTCCAATCCAAAACTGAATACCAGATACCATAGATGTAGGCAGGATGTAATAAGGATACTTACCACCGGTACAATCGAATACAGTAGAGCCTTGTGTCCGGCCGGCCCATGTACTTGATAAAGCTAAAATCTCATCATTTGTCAATGTTCCGTTTGCAGACACACCGTAATACTTCTTCACCTTAAATTGGGCTGATACGGACTTTGTATATGTCTGTCCGCCCTGTATCGCTTTCAGAGTATAAGTTGTATCCGTAGCAACATTTGCGTATTGCTTTGCCCTGATTCCGATTAAAAGGGATTCATTGTTGATTGATTGTGATTCAATATCCCGGTCGTAAGTCCATGATATATTAATCGTTTGAGAACTTCCTTTCTCATAAGTTCCGCCTCCAGATAAAGTCATAGTAAATGGAAATACTTTCGACATAAGTTGTGAGACTTGAGAGAATAAAGCCGTATTAATTGTCCATTCAGAAGTTCCGGCTAATCTGACCAATATATCATCTGTATCAGATACGCTGTCAGCTTCATCATCTACATTATCAAGTTCACCCAGTGTCGCCGCACCACCTGTAGCAGTACGCATTTCTTCAACAAATACATCTTCGTTCTCTTCTACAATACCTTCTTCGAACTCTTCTGATAATAAAGACATCAGCATAGGCTCTACAACTTCCGTTTTGCGAACAACTAACCCATTGTTAGCCTGAATTAACTCCTCTGCGATTAACCCTTTCAAGAACGTTATGATTCCTGCAGCCCGATCATTCTCTGTTTTGCTTAGTTTCTTTTCCAGCTCCTGCTCTATCAAATCGAACAATTCATCGACTGTCGTGAACTTACCTTCCAACTCCTGAAAGTTTATTCCAATCTTTGAAAAATTTCTTTGCAGTTTGAGCCGTACATCACGTCCGGTATCATTCGCTCCGTTCCACGGGACTATATTTTCATAATTATTATCCATCACGCACTATGTAAGTTCTAATTCATTTCCATCAAATTCTAACAATAGAATTTGCCAGCACATTCCATATTCAAGAGTATCTGCATCTATAAAATTCAGCATATAGTCAGCAAAGCGATTTGTTTCTAAAGTGCTTTGTTTACGAAGTCGGGCATGTTCAACTTTGACTATGCCCTGGCTTTTATTACGTTCATAACTATAACTCATGAAAGCAAATGAGAAGACTTCTCCCCGTTCGCTTTTCTCTTTCATTCGACGAATTGCTTCATATATTTCCATACTACAAAAGTACCTTCCAGATAAGCCTTAAAAAAGGACAATAAAAACCCCAAGTCCTCACGGATTTTGGGGCTAGTTTCATTTAGTTTTAACTTTAAACTTGTGACAGGAAAGCGTCTCCCGACGCAAATACTCCTCTATAACAAACACATTGCAAATATACTCTCCTTTCTTGCCTTAAAAAAGGACACTAACCACGACTCACATTCCTTTCCATTCTCTCTAATTTTTTAATTCCATCACGAATAGCTCGCGAATCAACAATTAAATCTTTCTCAAGAATAGATTGAAGCAAATCATTGTTCGTATTCAAAAGAACGAATAGTTTACGCAACGTCTCTTCGTCCATGATATGATCGCTAACAGTATATCGGGAAGAAGAAGATACTGAATCATCAGAATAACCACCACTATATTTACCACTTTTAGTACGTACCTGCTCTAAAATTTGTGTAGTGTTCAACATTCGGATTGTTCCATTCTTTTGCGCAACATTGAAAACATCAAGAAATTGGCGCACATGAGGATTCTCTACTCCCTCATGATTGGTCACGAATTCATTTTTATGAACGGGAATAACTCCGGCAACATCATCCGGATTTCCTGTTTTAGTATATCCTTCAACATATTCATCAGAATAACCACCGGACTTCAAGCCCTTCGCTTCATCCCGTTGCTGTTTGGCTACAGCTATCTGTGCCGCACCACTAGCTACAGCTGCCGCAGCTGCAATGGCACCAAGAGCCGGACCAACAATAGGAATACCGGCCATTGCCTTATATGCTTCCATTGCAGCAACAGCAGTACTTGCAGTAATTTGTAAAACCGATACGGCAAATTGTTTGTCTGCATATTTCCTCTTTACCTGATTTAGGGCCTCTTCTTTCTCTTCTTCTAACTTAGTTGTATCCTTCCCGGCTTTCTTGGCGGCTTTTATTTCCTTGTCATATTTATGAGTTATTTTGTTCATTTCTGCATCTTGGAATCCCTGAACAGCAGAAGAAGCACTACTCATTATACTACTCACAGCATTAAAATACTGTTCACTTCCTTCTATCTTTTTCTGAATATATTCATTATTGATTTTATTTTTTGCTATTTCGTATTCTTCCTCTGAAAGCAGCCCTTTTTTATGTTCCTCCTCTAGAGCTTTCAGTTTTAAATCTCTGATATCCTCGGCAGCGTCCAACTCATATTTTTGTATAACAATAGCCCTATCCTTTGCTCCTTTTTCCTCAATTTTTCTCTTCGATTCTTCATATACAGCCGTAAGAAGAGTAATATCCAACCCATTCTTTCGAGCTAGTTCTAATTGAGATTGATAAAAGGTTTCCAACGCTGCCAATTGTTGATCTGCAGAAGCCAAACCGTTCATCTTATTGAACTGGCTACTGAAGTTCTGAATTTGATTAGCACTATCACGAATGATCTTAATACGCTTATCACTAATTTGTTGTTCAAGATTGAGAATGTTATCCCCTGCCTCCTTTAAGGCTTTGGCTTTGACCTCTCCATTTTGGAACTCAAGTTCAGCAACATCGTTTTTATAATCTTTTGCAATTTCGAGTCTGGAATATAAAGAGGTAATCTCAATAGCTAAAAGGCGATTTTTATAATCTTTTTCTGTCAGCTCACCACTATCATTGAGTTTAGACTGTTCAAGCAGAAGATTTTTCTCTCCGGCATTAACAGTATTCAGCCTCCTATCCCGATATTCTTTAATTAAGTTGAGACGAGTTTCTTCTGACTTTTTTAGAGTATTGTAAATTGCGCTTTGTGCCTCACTTTCCAATTTACCCAATTCAGCCAGATGTTTCTTATCTTTTTCACTTGACTGATACTTTTTGATGATCGCCAACCTTTCAACCTGAAATTCCAGTTCTTTTTGAAGAGCATCCAACTGATATTCATTCTCCGTTCTGGCTAACGCATCAGAACTCTTTTGTAGCAATAATAATTCTTCTTTGTATGCGTTTTCTGCATTTTGCAAACGAGTAGTCCAAGGCTTTTTGTCTTCGTCATCCGGTGGAGGTGGAACTCCTTTTGTATTCTTTTCTACCTCTATTTTTATCAATTTCTTACGAGATTCTTCCATGTGCGCATTTAGTAGAGCCACCTCGTTATCAATAGCTCTCACTTGATTAACACCTTTATTTATATATCTATCCAAAACATTGTCAGCCCATGAATCTGTCATTAAACCTAGAGACTGCTTAAATCCATTCAACATATTAGCAGCGCCAGCTTCAATATCCTCTAAAAAACCATTATCTGGACCATTTTTTAATATATCATTTTTTTGGTCATTCAATTCAGATACTTTCTGCTGAGTTTGTTTTATCTCCTCTAATATAAGTAAACTATCAATATAGGCATTTACAGCAGCAGTAGCTTGCTCCGTATTTATTTTCTCAAGAGTAAGACTACCCAAATATTCAGGAGATAGTTCATTTAATCTTTTTATAGCAGCCTCCCTCTCCTCTTTACTTCTTTTCTCATCCCTAGCTATATTTAAGAAATCCTTAACTGATGCAGCTTCTTGATTTACAATAGAAACAGATCGTCTACGAATATCTTGAAGATTTCTTTCCAAACGTTCACTCTCACTTAACTGTTTATTAGTATCAATAAGTAAACCTATGAGGGATGCACCTATTGTTAGGAGTAATCCCCATGGGTGTGCCTTTGCAACACTATATAAAGTTTTTAGCCCCGCGACAATTTTACCAGTCCAAAGTACTTTAGCTTTATCTGCAATAACTGAAGCATTGACAGCAATAGTATATCCTGCAATGGAAGTTGTTGCAAATATAATGGCATTTTTATATTCACTAAATATGGATACTATTTTAACTAATCCTTTAACTGTAAGACTACCGGTACTCACCATGTATTTCATAACTGGAAGTAACCGTTCTCCAAGTTCGATCCGGATTTCCTTAAAATGTTTCTTAGCTTTATCCAGCTCTGCCTGAACCGTCGTATTTTGTACATTATACTCATTCGTAATACTGGTACCATCAATGAAAGCCTGATTAGCAGTCTCCTGTTCTTTACGGACTTTCTCAATATCGCTAGCTAATGCGCTGATAACTCCTGCCGCTTCAGCACCACTCAACTTCATTTCCTTTAAAACAGGTGCCATTTTATCCATGCCACCTAATTTCCCCAAACTAGCAAGGAACTGAAGAACAGCTTCATTAGCATCCGTCTCCATCAGCGTAGTAAATTGCTTAACGTCCATTTGGGCTATCTTGGCATACTTTGCAGGCTCCTGATATAATTTTAAGATCAATCCTTGTAAAGCGGTACTAGCCATTTCGCTACGAAGCATATTTTGATCGAGTGCCGAAGCAAAGCCCATGACATCAGTAATTGAAAGTTTTGCCTGTTTTGCAACTCCTCCCATGCGCGCACTGAATTCCACCAAATAAGGTTCAGCAGCACTAGAATTTTGTGCAACTTCGTTCACCGCACTACCGATAGCTAACATATTTTCTTTCATTGAACGTTCGCTATCACCAAACATATCTGCCAACTTACCAATATTCTTGATAGCATCCTGTCCCAGGTCCTCCCCAAGTGCAACATCAATCATATTAGCAGCTTCTACAAACTCCAAAACATCGTTTTTCGCTGTAATCCCAAGCCGTCCGGCATCTCCAGCAAGTTCATTTAAACGTTCACGCGCGGTACGGGTATCCATCTTCTTAAACTCTTCATTTAAACCGGATACCTGTTCACTCGTCATACCAGTATATTTGCGTACCTGGCTTTCCGCTTCCTGCATCTGTGCAAACTCATCCACACATTTACGGGCGGTTAAGGTTATTCCGGTCAATGAAGCAATTACACTCGCACCGATAGCTGCATATTTATTAAATCCATCAGTCAATTTTGATAAAGAGAACTTAGTAGAATCCGCTGTGCCTTTTAGCTCTTTCATTCTTTGGTTAACTGCGTCCAGTTGTGCTTTATACTGAGTGTATAGTGGACTATCACCCGGCAAATTCCGTAGAATGGCATTCAGTTCTTTTTGCCTGTTTTGGAGTTCCTTCACACTCAAACTTCCGATACCTATCTTTTCAAAGAGTTTATCATACTCGGTCTGTAGTGCTTTAACGACTTCCTTTTGTGCTTTATACTCTGCACTATTCTCTCCAAATTTCTTTTTCAGAGAATTCAAAGTTTTATTGGCTGAACGCATTTGCTCTTCCAGCTCAATCATTTTTTGCCTTGCACTATCCTGTTGAATAACAATTTCCAGTTGTACTCTGTCTATCTTTAAACTCATAGTTTCCCAACTAATTAATTAATACACAAAAGTACCCTCCAAAGAAGCCTTAAAAAAGGACACAAAAAAGGCCCGCACTTGTATTTGCGAGCCTTATATTCTAGCCATCCAACCATCGTCCACTGTCCAGCCATGTACCGCCATCTCTCCATTTCCCATCTGTCAGAATCCACCGTTTTTCTGCTTCTACATCACTAATCCGGATCGGATAGAATGTGCCTTGCCATGCTCCAGACCTTCCATCAGCATTGATAACATCCTCTATCTCTTTACAGACATAACGTTTGTTCCGGATTTCAAATATATTCCGCGTATCATAAACGTTAACATCATAACTCTTTATCTTGATGCCGTGCTTATAATCAATATCGTACATACGTGAATAGAGCATTTTATCTAAATATGCTAAGCGCAAATTACCTGTATATGGGGTGTCCTCACAGTTAAAAGAATGAGGGTAATCAATCGTGAAAACTTTAGGGTTAAAATCCTTATCATCTTTGCGCTTTACATAAAGAGTCATCGGTGACATTCCTTTGTAGTATGATACATAAATCTTTTGTTGATTCTTCTCTTTTTCCGTAGGGATGTTTTCTCCGCTTTGTATTAACTCATAAATGCCATTACTTTCATCACTGGTACCAATCTTGCTTCCAGATATTTTTGGAACTGTTACAAGTGATCGTTCAGAGTCGGGCATAAATACCGGCTCCATACCACTCTCATAAGTGATCCGTTCTATACCATAGTTCGTCATATCGGAAGGCATAATGTTTAATTTGATTTCATTTTCACTCTGCTCCCGAAGAACATCACCAAACATATTTACTTCATCTGTGTGCCATCCCCTATTCGAATCATCAGGCACCGTAATGTAGTACCGGCAACTATCATGCGTATAAAACAGATAGTTTTTAACAGCCTGGTATCCGGATGAGCTAATACTTTCTACAAATTGAGTGAATTCCAGTACTGTATCAAAATCCTTTCGGGTCGCAGAAGAAAGAATATTTTTATCTATGTGCTGTGGCTTGTAATATTCACTGTCTGTCGATTCTATCAACACATTACTTTGAGAAGGGTCTTTGTCGTTCTCCCCCTCTTCTGTTTCGTATTCATCTACAACTTGCTGAACATGGCAAACCTGTGCATTTTTAAAATATTCTGCCCTGAACAGTATAGAAACTTCCTTCTTTCTATTATTGACAAGAAAACACAAATTAAAAAAACTCTCAAATTCCGTGATGAGTTCATTTATAGTCCATCCGGGAAACATTTTTGCATATTGGTTGGGATGCCCATTTTGTGGCAAATAGAGCAAATTCCACTCCGAATCTTCCAACTGATTAGTCAAAACTGTATATCCAAGCGCTTTCATTAACTTTCTAATATAAGCACAAAGATACGGTTGCAGATAAATATCCACTCCTGTTTCTCTCAAATAGTTGGCAGATATAGTTGGCTTTGAAGTAGTAACAACAGTTACAGCTACCCTCCATCCATTAATCACACCCTTGTCTGTCATTACAGGAGGTATGCAATAATCCACGTCCGGATATATGCGTTTTACCAAGTTATTGATAATGCCTGTTGGTATTTCATCTTCTCCCATATCCAACGATGATACAAGCAAATCGTTTCCAATGAAAGAATTCAATTCGGAGTTTCCCGAAGCTATTTGTATAGATACTGTTGAATCTGTCCATCCCATTATAATTTCCGTACCATTGCAATACACCCGGTTATCAGCAACCAATACAGCCTGTCTCTTGGTCTTTAGTTCGGAGATAGAATTCAATCTGTTCAGATGTGCATATAAGTCTGCATTAATTGAATTACTAAGCTGAAGAGTAATATCATACGTATACTCCCCATTTTTTGTAAAAAACGGATTCTCACGTTTTACAGAAGTGCTTAAGTCGGCAGGAAGTACCACCGAAGTCCCATCAATATATAATTCAGTCATAGTCTGCTATCGTTAATCCCAAACTCAATCCATTGAATCCTCCAAACATAGAATATTCCCATTCCGTCCGCATTTTACTTCCTACAGAAAGATAATTGCAGTACTCATCTTGCCGAATTATTTCTTTCAATACACACATAATTCGCTGCAACTTGGCATAATGGAGTAATTCTTCCTCATCAGTCTTACTACCGGAAGCAATCTTTTCACAAATAAAGAAGATTACCTGATTATCCTCCTGCCAGTTATCTTTGTTTTTAGAATCTCCTTCCGCATCCGGATAATTAGCACACAGAAACACGCCTGTTTTATCTTTGAGTTTCTTGACCATGTGTTCCTCTTTAACTGCCAGGAAACAACAATCAATCTTATCTTCGCTCTTCCGATTAACTTTAACCTGAAGTTCCACCATTAGTTCTCTGAACCGGATGATATCTATCATAATTAAATTAAGTTATTATGTTCAACATCTGCCATTTTAAATGTAAATTCTATAGCTTTCAGTATGCTACGGTTAAAGCTACGTTCATAATTCTGTTTTGTCACAATAATAGGGAACCAACTATCTTCATACCAGATATCAACTTCTTGTGCATTTAGCAAATTATGCCATAACTTATAATCACTTTGCAAGAAAATAACCCCACTGCTAACTGTGTATTCATCTTTTGGCTTTACTCCAAATTTACGATCCACACCAAACATCTTTGCCGTATCACTTTCGTCATTGCCCTTCATAGTCATACTACCTACAGTAGTCATCGTTTCCGGCATATCATATACATTCTTATATCGGAAACGTTGAACCTCTTCATATCTCGTCTGATCTACTAAAAACTTAAAAACGTCACTTCCTTTCACCAATTCATAACTACGGATCATTTCATTTATATCTGGAAGAATATTCCCAACCCTTTCCATACTTACATCCAAAGTTACAGGCATTTTTTCCCCTTTATGTACATATAGTTGTTCCGGATAAACCGCTCCGGATAAAGTACGGACATTCAATAACACTTTATCACCATCTGTAAATACGCTACTTGCATACTCCATTGCACCATTACGTGTCACTTTCTCCCGAACCTCACTCAACCATCCCGGAGCCGATGCCTCTTTTTTTGTCTGCAGCCGGCTAAACATCACATAACTTTGTGAATCTTGTAGTCCATTGATAAAGAAAGTAAAGGTACCAGCAGCATTTGTCTGCCAACTTGCTTCTCCAGCACACCATACTCCCCATAAAGCCAACTCACAGAATTTGCCCAGTTTTCGCACTCTTACCTGATAGTTGGCATCCGGAACATATTCCTCTTCCAAAACCGTTTTACCTCCATACTGCACAGAGAAAGTTATGGTAAAATCCGTATCTATAATATAATCCTGCATCGTAGCACAGAACTCTTCTGCTCTAGGTCTTTGAATCACATTCATAATCTCATGTATTTGTTATGTTTATCATTCTCTGGTAACAGATTATAGGTGACCGCTCCACCGTCTCTTGCCTTCTTCATCTCATCAATCCAAACCATAGCATCATCATTCATCCATTCGGATAATAACTTGATATCCTCAATAGATGCAGGATCGCTCTCCATTGCACCACTTGCAGACACATATCCCCTGATTACTCCTGCTGGAATAATTTTCAGTTGCATACGTCTTAGGGCAATACTCATTCCCAATAATGTAACAGCTTTGCAAGCTGCAAAATGCGCTTCATTATCTTCATTCATAGTCAAAAGCGTATCCCATCCGTTTCCATACGCCTTCTTCACATGAAGTAATTGTGCCTCCTTGATGAATGGCAACAATAACATAAAAGTACGCTCGCTCTTGTCAATAGGAAAATAGGTGTCAAAATCCGCTCCACTGCGTATCAGTAATAGCTGAGACATTTTATAAGCCCGACTCTCTTTCCATTCCTTAATTTCGGAAGTATTGAGATAACGTATCAAAGCGTCTACCGCTTTATAATAATCTTCCATATGCCGGACATCATCCCTATCTAATTGCCATTCCCAAGGGAGCTTTTCACTGTTATCTGTAGCGATTTTGAATTTACGCCCATCATCTTCATGACTTAGATCATTTTTTTGGTACATACGTAATGTAGCCAACAAAGCGATAGGCCGTTGTACTTTCTTTATAAGGTCTTGATCTGCATCCTCTTTTGTCTCTTTATACCAGCCTTCCACTTTTTTGTATAGTTCAACACCAATCAATGCGGAAATTTCCTCTGTTGCCAACTCAATATCAGTTATGATTTTATTGAAATCATTATTTGCATAATAATTCCCAGTCAGTTCCCGTAGTTCCCTACTACCATTATCATCCTTATTGAATATCATACTATATCATTTATTTGTTACGCTTTAATAAAGCATCTGCTTTGTATTTATCATCCAGCAACTTCATCATTACGCGGAGTAATAATGTATCATCCGCTTTTTCTATATTTCCAAAAATTCCGGATTCTGCTACGGAAAACAGAATTCCACTCATTCCCAGACTTTGCTCCTTGGGCGTGTTCGCGTCCTGTGTTTCTTTGGTAAAGATGGATTCGAATGAAATCTCTATTCCATCAATAATAAATGTGCCTGTAAGCAAATAGTGACAGAAGAAAGCAAACCATGCATATACTCCCCACTGAACCTGCTTCGGCATCATCCTAATCCTGTTTGAATAGAAATTTATTCGTTCCTGCTTAAATTCTTCCCTGTATTTACCGTCAAAATCAGACTTTCCTATTTTTGCTCCTGGACAACGATAAAGAATACCGCATAAGGCTTGCAATAAAGAAGGATCTTGTGTATCATTGTAGCCATTCATCATCATAACCGCATTACGGAATTCCCCAAATGTCAAATCACTGCCATGAGAAAGCGGACCTTTATATTGTTTCCATTCAGGTAACAGATTCTTTGTGCTTGAAAAGATAAGTTCAACCTCTTTCCCTTCTTTACTTTCACTCCACATCCATCCCAGCGTCAACGCCAATTCATCAATCAAAATATAATAATCAATGCTACTCTTTCTCCGGATGCCACGATTGGAAAGAACAAAACGGCACCACTCTCGTTTCACGTCCATTAAAGTTATTTTAGGGCGTTCTATTAATTTCTGACGCAAGCGGAGCAAGTATAACCACTCTGCAGGAAGAACTTCCTCCCAACAATCCGGAAAATCTATCTGTTTGTTATTCATAATTACATCTGATTTATTGCCCGTTTATCTGACGTTACATTATCCTCTTTATTGATAACCTTGCGATACATGCCAACAAAAAGACCTTTCTTATGTGGAAAGTTTATTCTGATCGCATCATTCAGAGCCTCCAACGCTATTTCCTCCGGGATTTGCGTATCAGCTCCATAGAAGATCTTTAATGCATATAGCATTTGGCTGCCACTGTCACCTTTGCCGTCGATGATGATGTTGGATAACGCAGGATTCAATCCAAAGCCGCTTGTAGTAGAGCTATCAGCTATCCTTGATATTTCCGCCTGTGCTGCGATGTATTTATCTACGTTCATTTCGATTGGCTCGATTTTCCATGATTGCAGGTTTCCGTCCTGATCCACAAAGTCCACACAAGTGAAGAATTTACCTGCATTCTTTTTACCGGCCATGACATCTGCAATCCTCTTGGTAAGTTCATCTCGCAAACGGTCTATTTCTTCGTATATCTGTGCTTCTCTCCATTCTTCGTGCATGGCACGTATCATTTCTTCTTTCTGCCTCCAATACTCTTCCGGCTCATGAACAATGTATGCAGATGCAATCATATTCTCATTTAGATATTGGATTATTTCCGGAAGGGTATTAGCATCCAATAGCCAGGGAATCGAACCATGAAAACTGGAAATTGCATACATATTGCGCCCGAAACTACGCATACTATGATATTTCACAGCGGTTTCCGTAGCTGAAGGATTCCATTTATCGAAGATGCTATACAACATCATCCTCTTACTGGTATAACTGTCAAAGTCCCCAATAAGAAACTGTTTCACATCTTCCAATCTCCGGCTGTCATTCTCCGGCCATACCATCCGGCAATCTGTACTGTGAAGGGCTTCCAAACGGGTTATCCACGGTTTACCGATCCGGGTTGATTTGGCTGCATAGTATTTCACAAATACTCCTTTCATGTGATTGTACTCTACAAAAGCATTACGAATATAACTCCGATAATCCCATGTATCAAGCCATTCCTGTATCTCATTATCTATCAACCACTCTTGCACACGTTCATTGTTGACTACATTCACCCGATAAAGCATCGGACCTTGACCATACATCAAACCTGTTTTGCGATCCAAAATGCCCGGTCCCAGATTATTCTTTTCAAGAATGTCACGTACTGTCTTCGGAAGATTATTATCAATTCCCCAGGGAACAACGCGAACTCCGGCTATTGTCACCGGATCACCATCCCAGTTGGAGGAAGAACCATTAAAAAAACTACTTAGTTCATTGTTACCTAAACTCATATTGATGGCATAGGTACCTACTCCAGCATCAACAAACCGGAAGCCTCCAATTTTCTCCTTTATTTCAGCCATTATAATTCAATTTTCTATTTTCCAATATCCCTTTTAAGCGGGCGATTTCCGCATCACTCAAGCCATACATAACTCTCGAAATCAATCGGTTCAGCCCTCCATACATATTTTTTGCATACCATCTCGTATTTTTCTTCACCGGATTCCGGTTTGCTTTCATTCCCCAAACCGTCCGGTTTGTATCAACTTGATGCCGATTCTTCTTATTTCCCGCAATTTCAAAAGCACGACCATAAGAAAAGAAACTAACCTTTAATCCCGGATTCTCTCCGTCATGGAAAGTTTTATAATCTATGCTATCATGCAAAGCATCCGTCTGCATGAGCTCTCTTGTCTCTATAGCTTCAGTAAGTATATCACAAAGCCATTCTCCGTGCTGTGACAGTTCCTCCTCAATAAAAAGGGTCTTTAATTCCTTGCTTTCGTTACTTTCCATTATTACACTAACTATATTGCAAAATTACATACGAGAAAGACCTTAAAAAAGGACACAAAAAAGCCCCGACTGCACTCACAATCGGGGCTTTTTTATTATTTCAAACCTTAGATTTGCTCAAATCTTATTTTATCATTTAGCAGGAATCAAATTTCTTTCTATATATACTTCCTCATTTAAATCTCCATTTTTCAGAGATTTACCATCTTTGCTACTATATTTCAGTTTTTTATCTCCGTATTTAATCACATCAGGTGTCATGCCTGTCTCTGATTTAATTTCATCAATGACTAAAAATAATTCGCGTAGGTCTTTTAAACCTGAAAGGAAATAATGTATCTCACTGTCTTTCATCTGAATCTCTTTTCTCGTTTACAACTATTCTTTGGTCATTCAAAGCTAAATCCAATTGATTACGAAGTTCTATTAGTTCTTCCCTAGCACAAGTGCATATATATTTAGAATATAAAGCAATAGTATATTCTTCCATGCACTTTATACCACCTGAATAACTACAGCTTTTTATAATTTTAAATATCGGATTACTCATAGTTTAACTCCTTTCTCTCCATTAGATTGGAGTGCATTTTGCAAACAAGCTATTAATTCAACAACTTCTTCAGCTGTCAATTCACACAATTCATAGTTACCTAGATAACTGATATTATAGTTATATTCTCCTGATTCAGTATCAGTATGTTTACGTTCACTTGTCACAAAGATGTTTTTATTAGTTATAGATTTATCCCGTTTCATAATGTACCTCCTTTCATCATTGAAGCATTGATACGTATATTCACACGGCTATTACCCACGATGAAATTCATTTCACCGTTTTCATCTTTACTCGTCCAGACTTTATCGTGTCCGGAAGTAATTAAATCACTAATTTCGTTGAAAAATTCTTTGACTTTCTTTGCCTCTACACATTTGGTGAGGACTTTCTTTTCTTTTTTCATAATTGATGAACTGTTTTAGCGTTTTAGGCAATTTTCTTAAAACAAGAACGGTTGCCATTTCCCGAGTTCGCTAAAACAGTTCATCAATTAACTCCAGAGAGCAAAAGAAGATTGGGAAAGGCAACCGCCTATATCATAAGTAAGGGCATAAAAAAAGCCCGCAATATTGTGAGCATTATCCGTTGCTCAATCCGGTATCATTAAGTGATAAACTGTTTTAGCACTGCAAAGATGAGGATAAAATTTGAAAATGCAAAAGAAAAGTGGCATTTTTAAATGTAATCAATATTTAGTTTATTCAATTCTTCTAGGAAGAAGCATGTTGAAGCTTTATTGACTACAAATTGCCTTCTATTATCAAATAACAGAAATTTATCAGAACTACCCTCTAACGATGTTATTAGTAATGGCGTATGTCTTAATACATCTATATTCACATTTTTGCAGTCCATTTGCATGGAGTTTATCAATACTATCCTATCTTTGTGTTTTTCTATGGCTTCGTGGCAAATTACATATTCACCACCTTCCATATTGTTTATAACTCTATATCCATTTAAATATTCTTGAATCATATAAATATTACCTTCATCATGAGAACGACCAATAACCAATCCTCCTCGACGGGCATCAACAACTTTTCCTTCTTTACAAAGTTGTTCAAATTCTTTTTTCGAAATAAACATCGTAAATTCGACGAATTAAATACTGCACTAAAAAATGAAGAAAATGAAATCCCGTCTTTAATACATGGTGGATATACACACTCATCACCTGTGCAAAAAAAATAGAGCCTGCATTTCACAGTGGGCATGCTGCTACTCTACAAGCTCTATTAATCGCGATTATAAAAATATTCTAAATATAATGTAACCCGTATGCCCCCGTTTCACATCATATAATCATGCAGTTATACTGTACAAATATGCGGATAATATCTGAAAGTGCAAAAGAAAAATATTATTTTTGTGGAAAACATCAAGCTATATGTTCGAAATAGAGTTAGCTACTTATCACAAGAATTTAGAACGCCTTCGCGAAGAAAATCCTTTGGGTGGTTATGTCGTAATCAAAGAAGATGAGATTTTAGACGTATGGATAAACGATCTTGATGCTCTCAAAGAGGGCGTTAAAGCGTTTGGACGCATTCAATTTATGATTAAAGACATCAATGAGAAGCCTATAAACATTAGCGCATTTGGTAGTGCCAGTAGTAAAATGAATCTATGAAAAGCTAATATCTTTAATTTATGATAATATGATAAGTCCGGCTATTTACTAATAAAAAAATAAAGCGGAGAAAAACTCCGCTTTAACTTATCATTTCTTATGCTTTTTATCATACTCCTCTTTCGTAATGAGCCCTTCTTTCAATTGTTCATCAGAAGTGACCTTTTTCGATAATAACCAATGGTATGTATTTTGATTACTAGCTGTTACAACATAAGCTTGTTCAAACTCCCATCCGCGCTTTCCCATATAGTTCATAGCATCTACCATAGAGTTAAACTCTAATTTTTCACCCTCATCATCAACTAAATATTGCTTGGCATCACCAGACCAATATTTAGTTTTTTGCCCGAAATCGACAGTTACAATAACTTTAGTACTCATAAACTTACCCATCCCGAGTAATTCACAAAACACTTTGTATGACTCTTGAGCCATTACATTGACGCTGACAAACATCAGCATTAGAAAAATAATCTTCTTCATTTCATTAAATATTTAGTAAAAATGTGTGTGCGTGCTATACAAAAAAACACCTCCTCATATTGTGCATTGACTGGAATCATCCAAGACCCAATATATAGATTACACAATATGAGGAGGTGAATCATTTGTTTGTGCTCAACACACAAATATCAGTATAATATTTAATAATACCAAAATATAATAACAAAATATGCGCTTTAAAGAATAAAAAAGGGCTTCCAACCCGTGGAAGCCCTTTTACTTGTCAAAGTTTTGCCTCATGCCAATAATATATAAATTTCAAGAACGCCTACTACCTCGAAGATAAGTATTTAAAGTTTCCACAAGATGATGTACGGTTGTTCCTGGATTACGTTTATGATATGCTATCTCTCCATGTCTATCCAAAAGTTGTTTTGCATTCTTGATTGCCTTTTCTTGTTTATCTTTAAGTAAATCATAATTAGTTTTACACTTTTCTAAAGTTTTACCTTCTTTCTCATAATTATATCCCAAATAGTTACTTAACTTTGAATAATAAAAGGTTCTATGATTAGCTTGACTAGGAAGTTGAAAATGCAAATAGAACCACAATTCAAAAGCATCATTTGAATAAGCAATCTTATACCCCTTTTTAGTTCCAGATATTATTGCATTATCAAATTCTGCATATTCATTTTCTCCTTTATGCACATCCATATCGAATACGCACCATATCTGGTCAAATTCTTTCCCTTGTTGTTTGTATTTTTCAACCCTCTTATCACACTCATCTATCAACCTTTGCTTAGAACAACCTTTACAATTAATACAAACCACATCTTTAGTACTTAAATCAAAAGAATCAAAGTATTCCTTTTCAGTCTGTCCTTCACACAATATGAGAAAACGAAGATTGACAGCAAAAGTATTATTTTGATATGATGATTGAGTTCTTCTTTCCCAAGGCTTTATTGAATCACTAATCTTCTTCTTCATTTTCTATATCATTTATTATATCACACAAGTTATCCCAGTTTCCCAAAAATGGCACAGCACCGTATTTTCCTTCAAGGTAATCTTGTTCATACTTTTCACTACGAATCCCTTTAATCTCAACCAATGTATACAAATAACTTCTTCCATATTTATCTTTTTCTACAAAATCGATCTGATCTCTTCTCAATAATCTAGGATCCATAAGCTCTGTTGTATGTGTAGCCACAATGAGCTGTGATCGAGTATTTTCTTTTGAGTTGAAAAGTGAAAGAATCTTGCGTGTTAAAAGAGGATGTAACTTAGCACCAAATTCGTCTATAACAATAGGAGTACCTATTTCTAGAGCTGTAATTATGGGTAAACTGATACCAAGCATCTCTTTAGTTCCTTCAGACTCCATTGAATCAAACAGAGTTACACTTTCTCCTATTTTATTAAGATTCTTATCATATTTTCGGTGAACACCTAGTAAAAAATTACTTGTTGCATCTATTTTCTCATCCCCCAATATAATTTGGTCTATATCTTCTATTCCAACATCAGCATACTTCAGAAGTTTTACTATTTTATCTTTTAGCAACTTGTCTTTTAAAAAATTTGTCTTCTTTTCTTCTAAGCTTATTTTACTATTAACTTTAGAAAATTGTTTAATTTCCTCAACAATACGGCTTGCCAATTTATCCGAAAAAGAATCTGCGACACTCAAAAACAAAACTCTTTCATTAAAAAGTTTTGTTTTCATTTTAGCTATATCATATCCCATTTCCATAAGTGATTTAGCCACAGTTACATTTTGACCTTCTCTAGTGAATATTGGAGTTTCTCTATGTCGAGTAACATATAACCATTCATTATGAACTACTTTTTCATCAATCTCAAAACCGTAACGATACTTTATATCGTCCATATAAAAAATAAGCTGAAAATATGATGGTTTTTTCGTCGTTTCAGTTGAAAACAGAAAATGATCCATAAAATCCATTCCCTTATTTTCTTCTGATAAACAATATTGTATTATGTCACAAAAAGTAAACAATGCTTTTAAAACATTACTCTTTCCGCTAGCATTGGCACCATAAACAACCTTGGATTTAAGTAATCGATTTCCTCCACCAGTAACAATTACCTAAAATCCGCAGATAATTTTTCGAGTGTCAGATTTAGCCCTTGCTTGTGACGATTGTGTCTGACTCTAGGCTTAGAAACGCTTGACATGACTTGTATGCAGACACCTTCCCCTTACCCCGTAAGGTCGAGAGGCTTTGACCTAAGCATCAACGAAGAGTGTTAATCTATCCGTGCTCCCAAATTAGGTTGTATGGTTTGTTGGAGAAGATGTTGAGTTTATACTGTCTTGCCGTCTTGACCCACTTGGCAGGCACAGCGATGAATCTGAACAGGAAACTCTTGACCCTGTCTGTGGCCTTGATTCCAAAGAGGACAGCCATGAGGGGCAAAGCCACGATGTATCGGTAGAAATTTGCTGCCATGGCTGTAATAAGCAGGAATACTGTGTTCTGGTTCATGAACGACTTTGGCAGATGTGCCCATCCGAAATCGTTGTTCTGGCGGTCAAAGACCTGTTCTGCCGAGCCCCGCTTGTTGTAGTGCAGTATGATTTCCTCGTCGGTCATGTCCCAGTCGTTGGTCAGTATGCAGCGGTATGTATACTCGCCGTCGAAGAGGTCAAGCTGCTCGCCCTTCTGCTTACGCTGCCGCTGTACGACGAGACGGCAGTGCTTCACGTCCTCGAAACTCTCGAAGGGGAACGATTGTACATCATAGTGTTGGAAACCAATCTCCACGGTGGTCCAACCCGTCTGCCGCTTCACTTTCTCGTACAGGCCTGCATATCGCTCGGCACGGATGTAGAACTTTTCCGTATGCTCCATGACCACTTTCACGATGTCCTCGCTATAGGAGCCGCAGTCGGCACGGAAACTCCTGACATGAATGCCAAACGACCTCATCATCTCGAAGAAACGGCGGTGAGTCTCTGCCTGCTTGAAGCGCACGTTACAGTTGCCGTCGCGATTCTCCAGATAGGCAATCAGCCCGCCGATGGTGAACACGCCGGGGCTGTAGCCGTCAAAGCCCTTGTAGGTCCGCTTGCTGTCATACTTGTCCGCCTCAAGGAACTGGTGGTCGAAATCAACGTCGTATGCTCCGCCCTCCGTAAGCTGTCCCGTTGCCAGCAGCAACTTGATGAGCAGCTGGTTGAGTTTCTCCGCCGTGTTGAAGTCATAGACGTTGCCGGTCTTTTCCGCTGTATACGATATGTTCTCCGTTGCCAGTTCCTCTATGCCACGCAGCACAGTGTCCGCGCTTGGGACGCGGGTATGCGGACGCTCGGTAAGAACGTCCTTCAGATACAGGTTGAGGTCTTCCATACAGTCACCACCGCAGCAGAACACGGAGAAGATGGCACGTATGATCTCGCTGTACTGATAGCCAATCAGAGTGCTGCGAAGTCCTAAGTGTGAGTCTATCACAGAGGACAGAATAGAGTCGAATTTGTCCAAAACGAAAAATATTCCGCCAAAAGCGGTGATTTTCTCAGATTTTTGTTGTACCTTTGCCATGTCATGGATGATTTTTGCTTGTCTTGATTTGCAGCACTAAGGTAAGTGAAAAATCTGACATGGCAAAATCCTGGGCAACTTTTTGTTGCTCAGGAACTTATAAAAATAGTTAAACTAAAGTGCTGCGGAATTAAGGTATATACAGGTTTTACTGTATCATACAACACAAAGACACTAATCCCTAACTGGGTTGCTTATGAGTTGACTAACGTAGAGGTTGATGGTCAGTTCCCGAGGAAAGGTCAATTCGGCATGGATCTTTCCTTCAAAGGCCGTCAGGCAATGAGAGAGGACTATAGTAATTCTGGATGGGATAAAGGTCATATGTGTCCGGCAGCTGATTTGAAGTGGTCAGAGAAGACAATGTATGAAAGCTTTTACCTTACAAATATTTGTCCTCAAAATCATGAGCTTAACTCAGGTGATTGGCTGACACTTGAGAAACTAGGAAGAGAATGGGCTAAAAAATTTGATAAGGTGTATATAATATGCGGCCCCATCATTACGAATAATACCAATGGAACTATTGGTTCAAACAAGGTGGTAGTTCCAGATGCTTTTTTTAAGGCTTTTTTAACTGTAAAAAATAATGTATTCAATACCATTGCCTTTATTATGCCAAATACTTCTGGTCACAAACGCATACAAGAGTATGCTGTTTCAGTTAATGATTTAGAAGACATAATTGGTATCGATATTTTTACAAATATTGACGACAGATTTGAGGAGATGGTAGAGTCTGATGTTTATTTTAAACATTGGGGATTATGATATTAGTTTGAATAAAGTCGATAATATATTTACCGATAAACGTGTATAACATAAAATGGAGAAGAGAAGTTGTTAAATAGAGGGAACAATTGAAAATAAACAACTTTAATATCTATTCCCCTGTTTCATATCAATTAGGAAGGTCGGTTATCCAATATTAGGACAACCGACTTTTCTTTATGCAATCTGTATCTGCTTAGCCTGCCACTTTTGATGTGCAACAATGACCTCTTGACGCTCTTGTTCAAGTAGTGCTTCCGTTTCGGGGGTGTAGCCGAGGAACTCGATGCACCCACCGTTGTAGCCTGTGAGTTTGCAACGGATACCTGCTTTCTCCAATTTATCCATTCGTTTTTGAGCAGTTTTGGCACTGGAGTATGAGAGTGGCCAAAAGTATTTGTCGCCACTATGTCCGTATGAATCCTCACCGAGTATCATTTTGCCTTGCAGTCGCTGACTGTTGTGGAAGCTGAAGTATGCACCGCCTAATGCCTGGCGTATTGCCTTGTGTGCAGCACCTTCGGGGTGCTTAAACACATCGGGTTTCTTGCCCTTACAATCCAATTTTGGCAGTTCTACCTTGTATGGTTTCTTGTAGGTGCCAACTCCTAATGTGAGGTAGAAGTTGGTGCAGAAGTAGTCGGTCATAGGATCGCTGTCATCGAAGTTATAAGACATCACAAAGTCGCAGACATTCTTCATCACCTCTTTGGCTCTGTCGGTGAGGGTATCATCGTTGTCAATGTGATAGTGATTCACATCGTGGTGGAACACTACGCCTTTATCTTTCTTGAATGCCTCGAAGTCGGCTTTTACAAGGTAGATGTGGATAGAGTTATAGTTGTTCCTTGACACCGAGAACTTATATTTGGGATAGGTCTCCTTCATCCAATTACGCACTAACTCCACAATCTCAGGAGCGTGCTGTCCTTGATAGTTGCGACCTTTCCAACGATACTCGTTATATACGAAGTCGGCATACTCCTTTGCCGATGCTCCTGCATAGTCATTCTCATAACCTGAAGCATTTGCCGATACGGTGGTATCGTTCTTCCAAATCTCGTGGAGCCGTTCAAACTCCACATTGATTTGTTGCATCACTTCTGTGCTACCGCCTTTGTCGGGGTGATTCTCCAATGCCAATCTGCGGTACTCCTTCTTGAGTTCCGCCAATGAATGTATATTCTTAAAGTAAGCCATAGTAGTAAATGTTAGTAGGTTAATACCATTGTGAAATACTCCATACACTCGGACTCAATGCCGAGGCCGCTGCAAGAGAGTTCAATATCACTCTCTTGCAGGTCGTTTACCTCTTGCAGCTCTCTGAGGTGGCGTATCTCATCATTCAGATACTCCTTTGCTGTCGCTTCATCGCAACCGCACGAACCGCATATTCTCTCGATGATTTCGTTCTCAGCCATAGTAGTAAGTATTAAGATTGTGATTTGAAATAGAGTTCTCGTTGGGTATCGTAGTCTTGACCATTCCACCAATCGTTACAGGCATCTACAAAGGATTGTAAGCCGTCTTCCGAAAAGTAGTCAGTCTCGTGCAATCCTGTTATGCTCTCCATCGTAATGAAGTCGAGGTCTTTCCACCAGTCTTCCATACGCTGCTTGTAGTCGCTCAATGTGCAGAAGTTCTGACTCTGTTCACAGTCTGCACACCATTTACAGTCCGTATCGTCATCATCTACATCGCTTAAATATTCTGCGTTGTTAGCATCTACCCATGCCTGAATCTCAATCTGCTTTGAACCGCAAGCATCGCAAACATATACATCATCATCGTGAGGTTCCTCTCTTAACGCCTTACCGTCATATAGTGCCACAGCACGATTGACAAGCAGTTCACGATTGTTGTCCGATAACTCTGCATAGAATCGTTCTGCCGCTCCGAGTATTGATTTGCTTGCAAGGGAGTTCCATTTCTCCCAGAAGTGCTTATAAGCACATCCGAAGGTAATCTTGCACTCTTCCTCGCCCCAAGCATTCCACATATAGTAGTGGAAGCTCGATACTGCATTTACAGGGTCTAATCTCATAGTCGTAATCATTAAGCGTTATTATCTCTGTTCTCTTCCAACAGCTGCCATACAGCATCATACATCTGTTGCAACCAATCTATGTTGGATGCTCCGAGTTCAAACGGAGTATGGCAGGTAGCCTCAAAGTTTGCCTCCTTCTCGTGGGCTATAACAGTCATACTGTTATCCGTCACTTGAATACCTGTTACCATGCACTCAAACGGGTCAGCATTATTGTCAAACCATATCACCCATACAGGATCGTACTGCTCTTCGGGAAAGGTTATCTCTGTCAGTCCGTGCGAGTAGAGCAACTGCCTTATGGCATCTATTATGTCCTTGCGGAGTGTCTCTATTCGGTCAGAGAAGTCCATCTTCAGATGCTTCGGCTTTTGCTCCTTCTCCAAATCTGTGTAGGACAGAATCTGCATATCGGGGTGAACATCGAACTCCCAATCCACCTCGTCATCATCGAGTGTCGTGTGGATATTACCACCCAATACCAGCCCGCAATCCCTTGTTACCATTGTGCGTGCTTCATTGCGGTCATCTGCCGCTACGGTATAAGTACCCTCGAAGAGGTATCTTACCTTTACTTCAATCTTCTTCATACATTGATATTTTTATTGTTAATACTGATTAGTTTGCCGGAACGATGCTTACCTGCTTGCCAAAGAAGGTATCGCAGACACCATAGACATGCTTGATGGAGCAGTCATACTTGGAGCGTTCATTGTCAAGTCGCAGGCGGAAGCCATAGCCATCCTTGCGAGCCTTATCCAATCGGATTCTGACATCGTTTTTGAGTTCCATCTCTATCAGACTGCCACCGCCATACATCGAGCTGAATAGGCCGCAGGTGTTACCTTTTGGGATAATGACCTCTTTTATTTTGAAGTCGGCATCGTAGAGGTCGCGGAGGTTTACAAGACCTATGTAGGTAAGCAGGTTGGCACCACAGCAGGAGTTCTCCAATTCTTGGCAGAAATCCTCGTAGGATACCTGCTCCTTGCCGTCACGATACTTCTTGTTCGGGAACCTACCATATACGGTATAGCCTTTCTCCGTCAATGCCTTCTTCACCTTTGCAGGGTTGAGGCGAAGGGTATCTATCATATCTCCGAAGTAACTCTCCTTGTAGCGGAAGCCACCTTGCGACTCCAACCAGCAGGAGTTGATGCAGTCGTAGTTGGATAGCATCTCCACCCGTATAGGAATATCTCTGGTATTCTTGATAAGGTCGTTTACCGTTGTGGAGTCGTCACGCTCGCGTATCTCGTCCCTTATCTCATCATCGTGTTCCTCAAAGAAGGCTTCTACCTCGTCCTCCTCAAAGTCGTGGAAGTCGATGCAGTGGCTCTTCAGTCCTTTGATAATCTCTAGTGTTGCCTGCTCCTCGGCATCCTCATACCAATCCTCGACCTTTGACCACAGATCTTCGCAACCTTGTTTTTCAAGGCATTTCTGTAATAAGTCTCGGTTCTCATCAAAACTTTCCCGATAGTCCACCCATACGAGGGTATACTTCTCGTCCATTATGCTTTCTACGAACTCCATAGCGAGTGTTTTCTTTGCTTCATTCATTTGTCATTACCTGTGTACGGCAGGATTCTGTTTCCCGTACATATGTCTATAAATGCGAAGAGCGACCTTGTGGCCGCCCTTCGGTTACTCTTTACCGTTGAATATCTCTTCGTATCTCTCTTTCTCCATCTCCGTTTCACCCTTGAAACTGAAATGTGCCGAATATCGGTATCCTGTTCGAGGATTGCCTCCGAACTTTTGGATAGCCATATCTATCTCCCAATCCACTTCGCCTATGCCAAGTGATATGCGGTCATAGTGCAGCAGGTGGTGAGCCAGTCGCAGTGCAGAGTCGGTCTTTCTTTCGTGCCTCAGATGGTCGAAGGCTCGTATCGCTATCTCTCTGTTGGATACCTTGATTGTCGTTTCCATATTCTTTATTCTTTGATGGTTAGTTGAATACTCTCTCATCGTTCTCTTTATCCTTTGCTGCAAGCATACAGAACGGCATATCCAATATACGGTGTGAGAAGCACATATCGGAGTTGTAGTCCGTGCGTTGCCACAGCGTGAACCTCTCATCGGCAAACGACCATCGGAAATATCCCGACAGTGAGCCGAATAGAGGGTTTACATTCCTTGCTATGAGATACCTGTTCACATCCATAATGTGCTTTGCAATGAGTATGATGTTGAGTATCTCCACAAATGCCAACTGCGAGTATGGGTCAATCGGCATTACCGGTCCTTTGAAACTGATTTCCATATATCCTTTATTTTTAGTTATAGTTATCATCGAATATCTCGTACTGAAGAGGAAGCATATCGCAGAAGTTACCCGATATGCCTGTATATACCAAAGCATCATCGGCGATGTCGGCAAGTTCCTCTTCGGTCTCCTGTATGGTGTTACCGTATATATCCTGATAGTGCGATACCATCATATGCGGATCATCGGTTGTAATGTCATATCCGAAGTGTTCGCTCCAAGTGACGAAATACTCCCTTTCGTTCTCGTCAAGCCTTTCCATGGCATCGCGTATCTCGAAGAAGTTGGGACATATCCACTCTCGGTTTATCAGCCTGTCGGGTATGTTCTCCCACTTGGCATACCTGTACTCCGGTTCCTCTTCTTCGGGAAAGAGGTCGGAGCAGGCACAGAGGAATTCTCCCATATCGCTATAGTCGGACATCTGCACCCAGTAGTCCTTGTACTCTTTTCCGTCTAAGATGTGCTGTGTGGTTACGGCAACTTCGGCATTGTTCAAATCCATATTTTCCATAGACTCTCTGTTTAACTTGTTACTCGCTGGCTTCCCCAGCTGATATGTATCTTACCCTCGCTGTCCGTAGAGCGTATCAGCAGGCTGTCTATTACGGACATTGTGATGTCGAACTCCTCGAAGATTTCCGACTGCTCCTTCACTTCGCCCGTCTTGATGAACTCGTTGAGACGCTCTTTGGTCAGTACCAATGCCATCAGGTTTTGCTCCACGGAGTCCTCGTAGGTGACATAATGCACATCTTTCATCTCCTTGGAGTCGAGGCGTATGAAGCGGAAGTAGAACTGCTCCATCTTGGGGATGTTCCATTGCAGCGACTCCAGTATCACATCGTTGCAGGTAGGTATGTTTACCGAACTGCTCAGACTCTGCTGTGTGCATATCAGTATGCCGTTGATGGTGGAGTCGAACTCCGTCACGATGCTCTGACGCTTCTTGAACGCCACATCTCCCTTCACAACATATATCGGTCTGTCGGGAAAGCGTTCACGGATATAACTCTCATAGAGGTCAAAGGCGGCAAGTGTGGTACAGCCGATGGCTACCTTGCCCGGTATCTTGCGTATCAATGATTCTATGTATCGTGTCTTGCTCGGATAGTCATCACCGTAGTATCCCGATATGAGGTGTGGAACGGAGCAAGCCTTGATAAGTAGCTTTATCTGTCGCATAAGCCTCAGTCCTGCATCCTTCTTCGTGTCACCCGTGCTGTTGTAGTAGAGTTCGCATATACGGCAGAACTCCTCGATGATGACACGATAGACTTCGTGTTCGCCCTTTGAGGGGCTTACGGTGTGTGTCCGTATCTTGTATTTCTCACCTGCAAAGTCTCGGAACTTACGGGTGATGATGGTCTTGCCTATGAGGTCAAAGAGTTCCTCCTTGTTATAGACATCCTGATTCTGCTTCTCTATGCCGAATACCGTTGCCTTACCCGGACAGTGGCAGGCACGGAACAGCACATGACCTCTGAACGCAGGGAATGGCTCTCCGCAGTGGAGGTTTCTTTCGCACTCTATCTCCTTGTCTCGGTTCTCGTGGTAGATACTATCGCACCAGCAGGTCATATTGACCGAGTTGTTGTATAGCAACTCAAACTGGCTGTATAGCTCTGCGATATTGTTACGGGTGGTTGTTCCCGTATCGAGAATCTTATATTTGAGCCTGCGGAAGACTGCCAGGATATGCTTTGTGCGTTGTGATGAGGGGTTGGTAATCTCGTCCGACTCATCGAATACAAGGCATAATTTCCTTGAGGACAGTTTCACAAACCGCATAAGGTCGCGTTTGAGCTTGCCGACCATAGAGGTGGATAACAGCAGGAAGATACCTCTTGGCACATCTTCGAGATCCTTGTATGTGCGTATCACTCTGTATCGCTCCTTGTTGATGGCGAGGAACGGAGTCCAGGTCATATTGGTGGCAATGGCAGGGGCAAGTATCACCACATTGCGTACCTTGCCATATTTGAGTAGATATTTGGCTCTGTGATAAACCGCTGCGGTCTTGCCTGAGCCTTGCTGCCAGTTAAGCAGAGCATACCGCTTCTGAAGTACAAGGTTCAGGTCGTGTTTCTGCAACTGCGTGAACTCGCATACCTCGCCATCCTTGTTTATGAAGGTGGCATTATCGAGATACTCGGCAAGGGCATCGTCCGTTTCCATATCGGAGAATGGCTGGTTCTGTATATCATAGAGCCAACGCTTACGGCGGATAATACGCCCCGCAGTGCGTATCTGTCGCATATTCTTTTCGGTTGCTATCTCCGGCATAGGTAGTACGGTGCTATCCAAAATAAGGTCATTGATGCTTGCCGCCTTATGTTCAACCTTATCAAGCAGTCGTGGTGCATACTGCTTGAGCTTGAAGCCGTAGGAGGTCTTTACTAATGCCACCTCCTTGCGTGGTACGACATTCTGCGAGGTGATATACTTGCGTATGGTGGCAAGCACCTTGGCCGTAGTGAGTTTCTTGCGTTCCCACTCCTTCATTTGCTCGTTGGTGGCATTCTCAGGTGGCTTCTGGTTACGGAATTTGGTAACGAGTGCCACTGCCTTGTCGATATGCTTGTTGAGTCTTGCGTGAGCCTTCAACTCGTACATATACTTGGCGAGCTTATACTCGAAGTGCTCCAACTCCTCCTTGTCAATGCGGTTGGTCTCACGCATAAGGTCAAGACGCAGGCGGTGCTTCATCTCGCGGGCTTTCTTCACACGCTCCTTGAGTTCTGTCATCGAGACAAACTCCTCGGCATTGTAGGGATTCATCTTTATATGCTGTGAACGACGCAGGAAGACCATTATCTTGGTGTTGAAGTTATCTACACCTACTGATGTGAAGGCGTGAGGTGCCAACCTTGTCTGTCCGATGAAGGAGAAGTCCTCGTTCACTCTTCCTACACGGCTCTTCTCCCAGAACTCGTTCTGCATAAAGGAGGCAGGTACGATGACCATAAGGAATCCTGCTGGATTGAGCAGATGGTAGGCTTTGTCGATGTAATACTCCTGTGAGAGCCGGAAGTCGAACTTCAGATTGAACGGAGGATTACCGATGATGGCATCAAAGCGTTGCTCGGAGCGATACTGCTGTATGTCGCATTTGTCGATATGTGCATCGGGATAGAGATACCTCGCAACAGCCACAGCCTTGCTGTCAATGTCAAAGCCATAGGCATTGTGTTGGTTTGGCAAGTGGTTGAAGAAGTTACCCATACCGCAACACATATCAAGTATCATCTCCGATGATGTGGGAGAGAGTACATCTACCATATCCCGACATACCTCGTGCGGTGTGAAGAACTGTCCCATCTCGAACTCCTTCTTTGCCTCGGCATACTCGTGGTAGCTGGCGAAGTCCGACTGCTTGAGGTTGTGCAGTCCTCCGATACCCGTATAGCAGTTGTATATACTCTCCGCAGGAATCATATCCTTACCGGAATTGATGGCAAAGAGAATCTTCTCGTTGATCTCTGCACGCTTGCCTTGCGGTATCTGTTGTGGTATGATGGCATACATGGCTGTAATGATTGAAGTGGATAAAAACGAAAGACACCCCGCAGGCAGTACCTACGGAGTGTCATACATATCGTGTGGTCATCAGTTCTCGTCTCTTAGTTTGATTTCATTTAGTCGAAGTCGCTTGAAACAGCTCTCTGCCGCAGCACTGTCCTTGAACTTGACATCGATGCGGGTGTTTCCGTAAAATTTGAGACTTACGGCATTGGTCGTTGTCAGGTCATACCATCGGGAAATATCTACATCTCTGGTGTCAAGCCCCATAATCATCTCGATACTTCCGCAAAGTACATCGTCTGCACCAAAGGCAATACCTTCACAGAAGCGGCTAACCTTACGGTCTGTTTCGTATGAGAACTTATAATCCTTGTAGTATTCGTAATGGAAAGAGTCCCAAGTAACAATATCGGGGAAGATGATTTTGTCCTTCTTCAGTTCAGGCTTCACCTTGCTCCAATTAGATGGTCTCACCGTTTCAAGGAATCGTTTGATCAGCTCCTCCTCGGCAGTATCTCGGAAACTCTTGCCTCCGAGATGTTCGATAACCACATCTACATAGGTATTATATACAGGTCGGAAGTCTATCGGCAGAGTCTTCTCATCAATCTTTGGAGCTTCAACAGAGACGCTGTAGGTGTTGTTGAAATAGCCGATGATGCGGCTGATGAAGTTCCTGATAGCGTTATGACGGCTATCCACCAAATCATTGATGTTCTTGAAAGGAGTAAACTCGTGATGGGTATAATCCTTCTCGTCATTATTGTACCGATAGTGGAGGTCATAGCTGCTTGTGGTAATCTTACCGTTCGGCTCGTGCTTGAGTTTGATTTTACCTTCATACTTCTCGGCTTCTCTCTTGAAGATGTTGTACCACCAGGCAATCTGGTCGAGCGTCTTGTAAAGCTCGTCCTGCTGATTCTGGCAATAGATACGGTCTTGCTCCGTAATCTTCTCCTCGTTTCTCACTTGTACCTTCAAGATACCTGATAGCAGGTCGGTATGACCGACTGCTTGACTGTTGTTTAATACTGCTTGTGACATAACATTATTATATTTCTTGTTAGTCCGGCTATTCGGGGCCGGAGTTCCCAAACTACAGGCTCTAAAAGGTCGTGTTCTCGTCAGGCAAGGTTGTGTGGAAAAATACAGAAGCCCTACGGGGCGAGGATGATTTTTCCACGACACCCGCAGGGCTTGACCTTGCTTGGACGAACAGAACACGAGTTACCTTTGCCTGTGGTTTGGTGAACTCGGCTTCGAATCTATTTATTATAATAATATCTGAACCTTTTCCATATCACTCATAATGGTTTGATCCAACACCCTTGCATAGTGTTGAGTCATACGGGTAGATGCGTGCCCCATCATCTTTGCAACATTCTCCAACGAAACTTTATTAGCCAAAGTTATGGTCGTGGCAAATGTATGACGGGCCACATGTGTGGTCAGATTCTTGTCAATATTGCAAAGCGTAGCAATTTGTTTCAGGTATGAGTTCATCGTCTGATTGCAGAACAAAGGTAAACAGACATCCTTTTCAATACAGGTTGGATGATCCTCATATTTATCAAGTATTTCTATGGCAGGAGTGATAAGAGGGACATTACTGATACATCTTGCCTTCTCCTTTTTCATCTTGTGACGACCTTTTCTAATCCACATCTTGCCATTGTTGTCCTTAATGATTTCAGTGCGTTTCAACTCCTTTGCATCTATAAATGCAAGACCTGTGAAACAACTGAACAAGAACATATCCCTAACAATGTTTAGTCGGGCTACAGGAAATTCCATGCCTGCTATTGTCTTGACCTCTTCAAGAGTCAGGAATGTAGGATCATTTTCCTGCTGGCGATATTGTATGCCGGCGAATGGATTGATTCTCATCCAACCCATATTAAGTCCCATATTGACGAATTTCTTGAAACACTTCATATATCTCACCAATGTATTTTGGCAAAGACGCTTTTCAAGACGCATGTGTCGCTCGACATAGATAATAAAGTCACGGGAAAGTTCTGGAAAGACAATATCCTCCTTTTCATAGAAAGATTGAACACAAGCCTTCAAGCAACGGTAGCAATTCCAATATCGGTTGATGGTTATCTTCTCATACTCGATACCGATAAGTGCTTCCATTGCTTTAATTTCCTTTTCCATTGTATTGAGGAAGGTTCGCTTATCACCTTTATTAAATAAGCGTTTCAATAGATGTGAAGGAGTGATAAGTGCATCTTCAAGTAACAACTCTTTGTGAAGGTTGTGAATCTTGGTTTTGAGAGATTCGATATAATCGTTCAGTTCGATTGAAACCCTGTCTCTGCCTTTACAGCAGCCACGGGCTTGGTTCCACAAACGAGGCAATACGCTACGCTGTATGCGTACCTCGTCAGACACTCCGTTGATAGTAACACGGACTACGATAGGTGCTTCGCCGTTCTTCAGCAAGCTGCTCTTCTTGATAACGAAGAGGATTTTCATTGTTTCATGCTTCAT